TGAATATATCTACTATTACTAATAAAAATGGTATAGTTAAAAAAAGGTATGTTGATAATCGTAGTGGTCAAATGGTATTGAGAGTTGATGAACACGATTATTGTGAACGGATAGATAAGAAAGTTTTAGAAACTATACGGAACAATAAATGTAAACCACACTTTAATGATGTAACAAAAGTCGATGCAATTATTATTTCAGATTATTGTAAAGGATTTTTAGAAGAAGATGATATTCAGTTTATTTGTGAAAATAATGACAATGTATTTGTAGATACTAAAAAGAAACTCGGTAAATGGATTGAATTTGCAGACTTTATTAAAATAAATGAATTGGAATATAAAAAAAATCATGACATATTATCTGAGAAGGGATTTCAGTATAAACTTGTTGTCACATTAGGTGGTAAAGGTTGTAGATGGAATGGAAAAGAATTTCCAGTAGAAGAAGTTCCAGTAAAGGATGTAAGTGGAGCAGGTGATACATTTCTTGCTGGGTTGGTTCGTGGTTATTTAGATACACAAGATATAGAAAAGGCAATTAATTTTGCACAAAAATGTACTACACTTGTTGTACAGAAACACGGAGTTGCAACCGTAGAATTAAAGGAGTTACAAAATGGCTAAAAGAAAGAACAGACCACAACCTGGTCAACAACCACAAACAGAGGTGTCGGTTGATTTATCAAAGGCAGATACTATAAAATGTGATGCTTGTGGAAATTATCTTTTTATACAAGCAAATGTGATTAAGAGAATTTCACCAATTATGTCACCAACAGGACAAGAAGCACTTGTTCCTGTTCAAGTATATAGTTGTGGAAATTGTGGAAAAGTTCCAAAGATGTTTGTAGAAGGAGCTGGACTTGGTTTGGATGATGAAATCAATAAACCAAAAGAAGATTCACTTTCACGACCAGATTTGATGGGATAATGTCTTTAAATTTACTCGGACATTATATTTGGAAAAGAATACAAAAAGATAATACAGATAATAGAAATATTAAATTTAAGCCGAGAGAATCTATGACTGGATTATACATAGGACCTGATGATATCCAACGATATATAAATGATTACTTTGATTATGGAATAGATCATATGGGAGATGATGAGTGTGCAGAAGATAGGATAGAAAGATATTGGGATGAGGCAGATGGGAAAGAAGAGTAGAGAAGAAATAACCTTAGAAATAGCAAATTACTGGTTGGCTAATGACTATTTTGCAGAGAGAAATAAAAATTGTGGAACTTTGGTTGCATTTGATTGGATAGGTGATTATTTAAGTGAGATAAATACTAATATTGATTTAGGGGATGTAGAACGAATTAATTTTTATTATGATACATATATTCAATTTTTAAAAAATAATAAATTTACTTTTGTATTGGGGTTAAGAAATATTAAATATGATGATAATCCAAGTACAGATTGGTTAAATCCATTAAAAGAAAAGTTTAAATCTAATGAAATTGACTATGATGAATATATAGTAGATAGTTGGCCAACACCGATTCCAGAGTTTGATGTTCCAGATAATATTTTTATTTTGAGATATTCGTATGATGAATCTAATAGAGTAGATACATTTGCGGCAAGTCAATATTTGTTTGAAAATTTTATGAAAAAAAGTGATTGGGAGAAATATTATAAACATAAAGATTCAACATCAAGAACAAGGATTATATGTTTTTGTAGTGATGTAGAAGTTTTTTTATTGGCAAAGGAATTTAAAAAATATGTTATATAAAGTAGGTAAAGGGTTATTTGTAAAATGATAGAACATTTAACAAAGGATACGAGTTGGCACTCAAGAACTAATCCACCTAATATTCATCAGTATCGGATTAATAATGATACTATACTTGATACTTTAATTGAGATGATTGATGACAGAGGTGATGAAGAGTTTCATCGAACCAATCTTAAATGTGATATGACTCGTTATCGGTCTTGGAAAGAAGATGAGAGGATGGATGAAGTGGTAAAACTTATGAAATCTTTATTTGAGGTGTTGCCATTAGATTGGGTTCTTTCAGATATGTGGGGTGCAAAATATGAGTCTGAAGAATATGCAAAGGAACACGACCACGGCAATAGTGAATGGTCGTTTTGTATTTATTTAAATGAAGGACAGGGGTTTCCACCATTAATAGTACATAATAAAAAAATATATCCAAAACGAGGTTTAATAGTTATATTTCCAGGATGGGTTAGACATTCAGTTCCATCTAAGGAGTTTGATGGTAATAGATATGTAGTGGCAGGAAATATATTATTAAAAAAAGATTTAAAACCTTTTCACATGGAAGGAGTATTGGAAGTAGATGTTTAAATATAATTTTATAAGTATATTAGGTCCACAGATATACTATTCTATTGATAACCATTTAATGTATCATATTTTACTTGAGAATGATAATCCATTGGATAATAATGAGTTTGTATCTCTATTGATGGAACATTTAAAGAAGTTTTTATCACACAATCATAATATAAAATCACAATTATATTATAATTTAAATTCTAAATCTAATAATACTAAGGTTTTAATGTTATTAAAAGATAATACGGAAATGGAGTTCAATTGGAGTGATAAAAAAAATGATTTTTTATCATCAACATCATTTAAAACAGTAGTTCATAAAACAAATTTAATTATTTTACCGACAAGTATAGATTTCAAATGTGATTCAGAATCGATATATACTTTAGATTTGGAAATAACAAAAAATAAAAAATTTAAAAAAATATAATAGGAGTTTAATATGTTTGCAGCAAATCCAGGATTGGCAATAAAAACTATAACAGCATCAAAGGGAGCAGATTATCGTCCTTTTGCAATTGAGGGTGCCTTTGGTGACATAGAATTAAAAAGACTTGAAAAACAAGTAGAATTGATACAAGAAACACAGGCACTAACTCATGGTGATTCAACTTTTGGTAGTGCCGATGAAGATTCAGAAAGAAAAGCATGGCAAAAACCATTACCATTCGGTAATGATTTTTCTTGGGTATATTCAAAATTACAAGATTTAGTTTGGGATATAAATCAACAAACTTGGAATTTTGACCTTTTGGCTATGTTAGAACCAGCAATATATTTGAGATATAAATCATCTGAAAAGGGGAAATATGATTTTCATGTTGATTGTGGTGGAAATGCTCCATCATCTTATAGAAAAATGAGTATAATTGTTTTATTATCAGATCCAGATGATTATGAAGGTGGTGATGTTTTATTTCAAGATTATTTGGCTACTGAAGGTGATGAAATGTTATATCCAAAAACTAAAGGTACGATTATATTTTTTCCATCATTTTTACGACATGCTGTAACTCCTGTTACTAAAGGTGAAAGAAGATCACTTGTTTTATGGGTTCACGGTAAACCTTTTAGATAGAATTTTAATTTAAAAGATATTTATTTGTATGGAAAAACAAATATTTGATAAGTTATCGTACAAACATTCTCTGTATTATAAATCAAGATTGGTAACAGATGAGCTCATGCCTTTGACTTCTAAGTTAAAGAGGAATGAGGGAGTCATTTTTGTGCTTGATATAATACCATCTAATTTTGGTTTATATTCACTTGAAGTAAATACAAATAGTGCATTTGATGACGATTTAGTAGAGTGGACTGATTATGAGATGTTGTGTAGACTGGTAAGACATTGGTCATATAAAAATATTATTGTGTTAGTTGAAGAATCACAAAAAGATTTTAATGATTCAAAGTGGTATAAACACTTAGAGAAGGCAGTCTCTGAAATGAAAAATTATCCATTTACACCTACCGTAAAATTTCAAGTTGCAAATGATATTAATAATATATGGGATTTTGAATATAACAAAAAAGACGATTTTATATTAAGACTGGCATGGGATAAAAATTGTATCCTTGATAGAATGGCCGCAGACAAGAGAGCTTGGAATAGGTTTATAACTCCTACGAAAATATTTGAAGATCATCCAAAATATTATGGTGACGGGGAATCCATTTTTGAAAAAGATAAGTGGTTTGTTTTTAAAAGACGAAAGGTTGATAGAAAACAAGGTATAGGTATTTTTAAGTTTGATAATGAAAAAGATTTTGAAGATAGATTAAAAGAGTTTGATTATGTAGAAAGATTTATAGAGGCAGACATAGATAAAGAAACTGGTTTTCATGTAGAAATTAAAGATTATGTGATGATTTTTAAGAAAACAAATTATCATTTAAATCCAAATTTATATACTCAATTTTGGGATTATTTACCAGTAGGTGATAATGAACTACAACTTTCAAGAGTTTCTAAAGGAAATATTTTAACTGAAAGTAAAGTAGAATTGGAAGATGGAAGTATAGTTAAAGCGTTAGAGTTGAATACTGATTCTATTTTGAAAAATGGTGGTAGAGTTCTTGAAATTGAAAATAGTACTAATCCTATTCATCACAAATACATTAAAATAAATAATCAATATAAAATATGTTATTCTGCATCTATTCTTTGTTCTGATGGTCAATTTAAACCAGTTTGGAGTTTGGAGGTTGGAGATGAGTTACTTGTTGATAATCGTTCAGTTAAAATAGAATTAAAAGAAATAATACGAGAATCTGCTAGAACGAGATATATTAAGACAGAAAATAATGTTTTTGGTATTGATGGTTTACAGATTAGTTCTAAATCTGATAATTATGTATTGGGCCCTAAAAATCAGAAAATTTATAATCCAGAAAACCGAGATTCTGTTCTTTCATTTGATGAACAAGGTATTGTAGATGGTATTATTGATTCGGTTGAAGATCAAAAAATGCCAGACAGAGTGGTTGAGATAACATTCGAATCTCACGGAACATATTTTCAAAGTGAATTTTTATTTGAAAAACCACTAAAAGTAATAAATTCAATGGACAAGGAGATTCGTAGGGATAGAAGAGATGGCAGTGAACCATTTGGAACTCATAATGAAGCTGGAATTGAAAAGTCAAGACCAACATTTGGTTGGGCATCATATCGTCCAGATTTGACTAAACAAGTCAAAAATATGGAAGTAATGAAGTTACGACCTGGAATGATATGTTTGACTCCGAAAAGACCCGATATGAAACAGACATCTGAAGCTTATGGTGAGATGATTGCATGTAAAGTAGTTTCTATGAGAGAAATGATTGGTAGAAGGTCACATTGGGATATTTATACGATAATGCCAACAGAAAATTATTTTATGAATAGAATGCATGTTCATAATGGCCCAAGTACTTATAGTTTGATAAATGGTCCAGATTTAATCGGTCATTGGGATGCTGGACATCCATCGAGTTTACCAGGTAATACACCTGGATCAATACCAACATGGTATGATTTGACTACAAGATTAAATATGGATCTTACAGTAAAACCAGCAACACCCACCACAGAAACAATAAAGGGTAATGCCAAAATACCAGGACCAGGATTTCCTCTTTTTGACGGACTTATGGTTCCAGAGGACCTTACATATGGTGCAGAAAAACAACCAGGTAATCCATATCATACTCAGACTTTATTTTATCAACAGGCAGTAATGACTTCAATTATGGCTGTATCAGTAACAGCACCTGGAACTTCTAATGACGCTGCACATGAGGGATACAACCCTTCAGCACCAGCACTGAATAGATTTCATGATATTGGACCTGGAGCAAATTGGACATATGGAGTACAGCCACAAGGTTATGTGGGTTTGTATACAACAGGAACACTAACAACACTACCAGCTCAAACAGATATGATAGTTAGTGCACCAGGTCCCACATTTTATCCAAGTGGAAGAACAGATGTTGCCAAGATGAGATGTATTTGGGTAAAGTGTGACCAAGGTCCTTCACCTTATTTTAGTATGGGTTTTGATAGAAAACCAAGTGCCCCAGGACATTTTACAGTAGAAGGTGGATTAACAACTCCACAAGCAAATCCGAGAAGTCCAAGTACTGATATTGGAGTAGGTGGTGGAAATTATGCCCTCACAACTCCAAGTCAGATTAATTATAATTCTAATTGTCAGATATCTATGTATGCTATTTATGATGCTCAATTGACAAAATTAGAAATAGCAGAACAATGGGATGAGTGGTATGGTACTAATGATAATAAAGATATGATGTATGAGGGATAAGTTATGGCAAAAACTCTAAAAATAGGTGGAACGGTATTAGCAAATTTACCTACACCAGATGATAAGGATTTTTGGAATATAAACGATTTTACTGGTAGTGGTCAAGTATCGAGTAGTGTTATGGAGAGATTCAATGAACTTGTGGATTCTAAACCACTATTTTGGTTTGAACCTATTAGTGTAACTTGGCAAGGGTGGGATGATATTCCAAATACTTGGGCACCAATTAGTGCATCCTTTACTGGTAGTTTTAAAACCCAACTATGTAATGATATTCAAATGAGTGAAAGTTTATTTGAAGAGGCTTATTCTATTCAAGTTGAAGATACTGAATATACAGCAGTATCTGGATATGGTACTTATAGAAAATTTAGACACTTTATTGAGGGAAAATTAATGGAAAGTTATTATATTCCATCTTCATCCGCCGATACAGGTTCTGGTATTCCAAGTTGGGATGGATAAAATGTTTAATGAAAATGGTTATGAAGTAAGAAAAAAAGTTTTATCCAAAGAAACTTGTGAAATCATACACGAGTATTATAAAATAAAAATATCAAATAATGAGTTTTCGTGGGACGAGAACCATCAAGTCAATAATACAATAAATATGTATGGTGATCCATTAAATGATGCTATATTAAAATGGACATTACCAATTGCAGAAGAAATAGTTGGAGAAGAACTTTATCCCTGTTATACATTTATGAGAGTTTATAATCAGGATGATGAACTTAGACCACATATTGATAGACCATCTTGTGAATTTAGTGCAACACTACCTATAAAATATGATGAAATTTGGCCAATATTTATGCAAAAATATGATTTTGAGAAATATGGTGGTTATACCGCTGACCATAGTGGTGTAGAAAAATCTATGAGAAACGAAGAGGCAAAGGGTGTTGTATTAAAGACTGGTGATATGTGTTTTTATGAGGGAACTAAAATGAGTCATTGGAGAAAAAGATATGGTGGACACGAATGTATACAATTATTTATACATTATGTTCGTAAACATGGTGAATTTAGTGATCATAAATACGATAAAAGACCAAATTTAGGATTACCAAGTATCGGTGAAGAAGCAAATTTAAAGAGTATAGAGGACTATTTATTTGATGATTGAGTATCGTAGGTATTTAAACAATTATCAATTTTACCCAACTCCACATCAAATATCATATTGGAAAGAGATAGACGAAGATAAACTACAATCTGCGATAGACCTTTTTCAGAAGGACTTGGGTTGGGATGAGATGTGGAGTGTAGAAGATGCAAAACAGAGATTAGAAGATGGTTGGTTATTTTCAGTACTACAAATAGATAATAAACTTAGAGGTTGGTATTGGTTAAACTATGAGACTAAAGAGGGCTTAAATCTTTATGTACATAAAGACTCAAGAAATCAGGGTTATGGATTTGGATTAATTAGTTATATTATTACAGCAGCAAAATTGAGACAATTAGATTATGTATGGGCCCAAGTGGATGAATGGAATGAAATGAGTAAGAGATTGTTTACAAGATGTGGTTATGAAGTACATATTTGATGATGATTCAATAAAGTTATCAGATGGTAGTGGTAGAATAGTAATGCATTCTTGGGAAACACCTATAATGGAGAAAATGGCCAAGTGGGTGTGTTCAAATGGTGGAGATATATTAGAGGTTGGATTTGGAATGGGTATAGCATCAAATTTTATTCAAAAACATAATATTGATTCACACACCATATGTGAGATAAATCCTGATGTAATTACAAATTTAAAAAAGTGGTCAAGTGATAAACCAAATGTAAAAATATTGGAAGGGGATTGGTTTGATAACCGAGATAGATTGGAAAAGTATGATGGAATATTATTTGATACTTTTGATGATCCTAATCTTTTTTATTTTGTAGAAGAATTTATATATGAAATATCAAAAAAAGAGACAAAATTTACAATATGGCATTGGACTCGTAGTGATAAAATTCCATATGAGAATGTTGAAACAGAAAAAATTGAAATAAATCCACCAGATATTGATTATCATCACGGAGATTATTTTATGTTACATAGGATTACTATAAATGGATAAATTTATATTATTGTCCATGAAAAGAACAGGTTCAAATCATTTACTTGGTTCACTTCAAGTTGCTTCTAAACAAAAAATGGTGTGGTTTGATGCCCCACCACCGACTTGGGAAACATTTGATTTACCATTTCCAAAAAATATTTGGGATTACGATATAAAATGGTGTTTGGATAAATTATTTGAAAGGTATAGTGGATGTAAAATAAATTGTGATGAACCTGCATTTTATAATATTGTTGATGACCTAATAAACTATCCAGTTAAAAAAATATTTCTATATCGAGAGAATGTATGGGAAAAGGTTATATCAGAAGAACTTGCCATTCAATCTAATCATTGGATTGCACCAATAGGATCACATAAGTATTTAAAAAATAATCATAAGTATGAGAGTATTGATGTAGAGTCTTTAAAAAACAATATGGATGATATTTGGAATAAGATGAATTATTTGAAAACTTTTATAAGTAAGGATTTAGTACCATTTAAATATGAAGAATTATATTCGAGAAATGAATATACTGAACATCACAGAGAAAATTTTTTTAAGCTATTATCAGAATTGAATATCAAATATCGTGATGATAGAATAGATGATATAATTGCTCAATTTTTAGAGTCTGATAAGTGTTATACAACAGATGAAACATATCAAAATATAGCAAATATTTCTGAACTTGAAAAGTTAAAAGACTATTTATTATTATGAAAAATAAAGGTCTATTCGACCACATCACACACATCACACAAAAACAGACCAAAGGGTATTGGGATTCTCTAAATGAAACAGAGAAGAAGCAGTGGTCTAACTATATGATACATAGATTTTTGTCTATGAAGATGGAGTATGTGGATATTGTAAATGAGTTTCAGAGATATAATCTGAAGCCAAAAGAATTATATAAATTATATACTAATGTTCTTCCAAAGAAGAAAGAGTGGTTAAAGTATGTTAAAGGAAAAAAGTCAATGAAATATGAAAAATGGTTATTGGAAATAGTAGCAAAATACTATGAATCAAGTCTTAACGAAGCTCAAGAATATTTGGATGTATTCTATTCAACAGAGCAAAATAAGGCAAATCTAAAAGCTATACTTCAGAAATATGGAGTAGAACCAAAGGAAATCAAGAAACTAAATCTACCCTAATGGTAAAGAGTAATAATGAATGGGATACTTTAAAAGAAGTATTTGTAGGTAACATAGAAAATCCAAATAATCCAATAAAGGGTAAAGACCTTCATTGCATTAACTATGCCGATAGAGATAACATTGATGATGTTAAAGAGGGTTATTATCCAGAACAAGTTATAGAAGAAACTAAAGAAGATTTAGAAGAATTAGTATCTACTCTTAAATCATTTGGAGTAAAGGTTAAAAGACCAACGACACAAGATAATTCTAAACCATTCTTATCAAACGGTGAGTGGATGTCAGATGGATATTATACTTATTGTCCAAGAGATAGTGTAGTTGTTATTGGTGATACTATAATTGAATCACCTATGGCTTTGAGGTCAAGATACTTTGAAACATTTTCATTTCGTGATGATTTTATTGATTATATGAAGAAAGGTGCGAGGTGGGTATCGGCACCAAAACCAAGATTAAGAGATGATTGTTATCAGAGAGAAAATTTAGAAGAATCAACATTAACAGAGGTAGAACCTATATTTGATGCAGCAAATATCCTTAGATGTAATGATGATATATTATATTTGGTTTCCAATACAGGTAACAAGTTAGGGGCACAATGGTTACAGAATTTTCTTGGTAGTAAATACAAAGTACATATTTTGGAAAATATGTATTCTTATTCTCACTTAGATTCTACGATAGCATTATTACGAGAGGGATTATGTTTACTTAATCCTACAAGGGTAAATGAAGATAACATACCAGAAGTATTAAAATCTTGGGATAAGATTTGGTGTCCTGATATGGTGGATATTGGATACTATGGAGATTACAATCACGCATCAGTTTGGATAGGTATAAATTTATTATCATTAAATTCTAATTTAGTTATATGTGATGAGAACCAAACAGAGTTACATAAAGAATTATATAAACATAACATAGAGGTTATACCGATGAAACTTAGACATTCAAGAACACTTGGTGGTAGTTTTCATTGTGTTACAATGGATGTCCATAGGATATGACAAGAGTAAATTATGAAACTCTCGGTAAATTCATTGATGTAGATGAAAAAGACTTAGAGTTCGAAAGGGTTACAAATTCAATAGATGTAGTAGATAGAGAGTATGGTGTAGATGTCATATTCGATTATTACAGGCGTCATGGATTTCCCCACTACACAATTCGTGAAGAAGAAAAACACGAACATATGAGGAAACTCAAAAAGTTTGATGTCGATACAATTTTCATTGACAATCAGATAGTCCAAACTATGCATTGTTTGAGATTGGCTTGGTCATACTTTCCACATTTTTGGGCCGTAAGATGTGGTCATTCAAGAACATCACCAATGGAAGCATTCAATGACGACAAGATATTTAAGTCAGTTATAAAAAAATGTTGGAATTGGGAACAGAAACATTATAAGGGTGAGGACCCAAATGGAGAGAGAAACAAGTTCCACGAAAATAGACTACGACAATCTCTTAAATTATATTCAGGTGTTCAAGCAGTATCTAATTTCAGACCGACAGCAGCAAAACTTATCTACGAGAAATTCGGTGGTGATGGAACTATTTGGGATATGAGTTGTGGTTGGGGTGGACGACTACTTGGGTTTCTTTCATCATCTAACACCAAACATTACATAGGAACTGAACCATCTACAAAGACTTATGAAGGTTTATTGCAAATGAGCAAAGAATTTAGTTATATTAACAAAAAAGTTGATATATATAAACAAGGGAGTGAAGAATATCTTCCAAACAAATCTTCTCTCGATTTATGTTTTACTTCACCCCCGTATTTCGATACTGAAAAGTATTCAGACGAGTCCACACAAAGTTATAAAAAGTTTCCTACTCAGGATGAGTGGGTGAATGGGTTTTTGAGAAAAACCATAGAGAATTGTTATTATGGATTAAAGAGTGGTGGTTATATGTTGTATAATATCGCAAACACACCAAAGTATAAATTCATAGAAGAAGAAACAGTAAATATTTCGAAAGAATTGGGTTTTACCCAAGAAGAAACATTACAATTGACATTATCAAGTGTAATGGGAGCAGGTTATAAATATGAACCAATATTCGTTTTTAAGAAGGAGTAAATATGACAGATAGAGTACTGAAAGTAGACTATGCAGATATGAATGGTTTGGATGATAAAACACAGATATTATTCAAGAATTTAGAGTGGGGAATAAATACAAAGTCTAACACTATGTATTTGACCTATGAGATAGAACAAGATTCATTATATGCAGTAATGACCAGATTTGATAATTTTATTCAACATAATGAAGGTCAAGATATAAATTTGGTGTTATCATCTTATGGTGGTGATGTTTATTCTATGTTAGGAACAATTGACTATTTCAAAACTTTACCAGTAAAGGTAAATACACATTGTTTCGGAGCTTGTATGTCAGCAGCCGCAGTAATATTGGCGTGTGGAACTGGTAAGAGAACAATGACAGCAAATTCTACGGTTATGGTTCACGAGGGTTCAGCATTTGAGGCAGGTAAAACATCAGATGTCCTAAAAGGAGCTGACCATTTGAAAAAATTATTAGAAAATATAAATCGTATTTTAGGTGAGGTTACAAATAAATCACAAGAGTTTTGGGAAGGTGTATCCAAACAAGATACCTATTTAACAGCACAAGAATGTTTGGATTACGGAATAATTGACGAAATTACTTGACTTTTACATTAAAAGTTCGTAAATTCCAGTATAAGATAAGGAGATAATATGCCAGAGGCAATAAAAGAATCAAGTACCAAAAAAGAGGTAAATTCTTATTTAACAGATGACCACGGCGACATCGTAACATTAATGGAACAAGAGTGGCCAGAGATGACCAAAGAATTTAAAAGATTACAAAGAGAACAATATGAATTGTTCTGTCACAAACAACACGATTACGGTCCAGGTAACATAAGTGTTGGAACACAATTACAAACACCTGATGAGATACATTTATCACTTACGGGTTTATGGTTCAGAATGAACGATAAGATACAGAGGTTAAAAACTTTACTAATGGGTAATAGAGATAACGCAGTAGAAGGTGAACCTATGGAAGATGCTTATCTTGATGTTTCAAACTATGGTATTATGGCAACAATTGTAAAAAACGGAAAGTGGGGTAAATAATGTATAGATATGATTGTGAAGTAGGATTCTATGAATCAGAATCATATATCGGATTGATGTGGGAAATATTAAAACATCGAACCTGGCATTTGTTTACACACGGAAAGTGGATGGATTAGGAGATTAAAATGAATCATAGAACAGCAAAATATTTTACAGCCACATGGTGTGGTCCTTGTAAAGCATTCAAACCAATAATGACCGAAGTAATGAACGAGGGTTATTTAGTACAAATACTCGATGTAGACCAAAACAAAAATACAGCACAACAATATAATGTTAGGTCAGTTCCAACTACGGTAATTGAAGAAAATGGAGTTGAGGTAGATAGGTTTGTAGGTGCATTACCAAAACAATCTGTTATTCAAAGATTAAATGGCTAAGAAAAAATCAATATCATATAGTCAATTTGCACTATGGGAACAATGTCCATATTCTTGGAAATTGACCTATGTGGATAAGGCAATACCATTCACAGATAATATCTATACAATGTTTGGTACGGCAATGCACGAAGTATTACAAGAATATCTAAAAGTTATGTATTCTGAGAGTATCGTTGAGGCCGATAAATTACTTTTAAATGAGGAACTTGAAGATAGAATGAAAAAAACCTTTATGGAAATCAGACAGAAAAATGGTGGAGAAGATTTTTGTACTAAAAAGGATATGGTAGAGTTTTATAATGATGGGTTAAAGATAATTGATTTCTTTAAGAAGAAACGAAATCAGTATTTTAGTAAACGAGGATATGAGTTGATTGGTATTGAAACTGCACTTAATTATGACCTACCAAACAATCTAAAGTTTCGTGGGTTTATTGATTTAATTATCAAGGATACGGTTAGGAATAGAATCAAGATTATTGATATTAAAACATCAACTTGGGGTTGGAATAAATATCAGAAAATGGATAAGAATAAGACCGACCAACTTTTACTTTATAAATCATTTTACTCAAAACAACACGATGTTCCAATGGATAGAATTGATGTTGAGTATTTTATAGTAAAGAGAAAGTTATATGAGAATACAGAGTTTCCGCAAAAGAGAATACAAACATTCACACCAGCAAATGGTAAACCATCTATAAATAAAGTTTTTAGAAGATTAGAAGCATTTATGGCTGAGTGTTATGATGAAGATGGAAATATAAAAGATAATAATTACGAAAAATGTGAACCACATAAGAAATGTAAAGCTTATACTAAATGTAAAGACTTATAATACTTATTATGTGGATGGAGAGAAATATGAGCGGACAAATTTATACACTAAGATTAAAACTTTCGGATTTTATTAATTCACCATTAGAAGAATTGGTGGTAGAGAAAATTAATGAAGCTAATGTGCATCATTCTTTTAAACTTCAGTTGTGGTATAATGATCAAGATTTAACACCAAAGGATTTAAAATCATTTTTAGAAAAATATGAAAGTTTACTTAAATACAAAACTACAATAAAACCGAATAATGAACCCAATAGGGCAGAATTTACTTGGTATAATGTTGTCCACGATGATGATTTTGATTTACAATATCCGTATAGATTTCAGTATCAGCATTCTAATGTAGATAAGGTAGTGGGGATAATTCAAGGATTAGAACAATTTAAGGATACTTTAAAGTTCATTACATCGGATAAACCACCTAAACAAGAAAAACCGAAGAGAAAACAAAAGAGAAACGACTACGAGGATTAGTATTGAAACATAAAGATTATGTGAAATTAATGAAAACTCCATTTGATGAACTTTCAAAAGAGGATCAACAAAAACGAACAACCGAGTTTAATAGACGAATGAAGATGGCAACAATATTTATGAGTGGTATTAAAGATGGTAAGATAAATAAAGAATTTGTAGATTTGATGGAAGATGATGATCCGATGAGAGAGGTGGTAGAAACAATAAAAATAAAAATGGATGATAATTTAGGAGCAAAAGCTTAAATGAAAAGAATTGGTATAGTAGGAGCAAGAAAATATACTAATAAAAGAAAAATTAAAGAGTTTGTGTATAAACTCAAAGAACAATTTGGAGAAAATGTTGAGATAGTAAGTGGGGGACAACCAAAAGGAGCGGATGGTTACGCTAAGAAATTTGCATTAGAGTTTGATATGAAATATGTAGAATTTCCACCACGACATTATCAGTATAATCAACATTGTATTTTAGATAGGAATGATTATGGAAAATCCTATCATGTGGTCAATTTTTTTGACCGAAATAAACAAATCGCTGAGTATAGTGATTATATAGTTGCATTCATACCAGAGGGATACAAATCAAACGGCACATTAGACACAATCAGTCATGCTGAAAAATTGAATAAAAAGGTGGTTATTTTAGATTGATTTGATATTTATATATACATATATACGGAGAATATTATGAGGAGTGATACAAAGCTTACCTCGGTAAAAATCATAACTGATTTATACAAGAGATTTAGAGGTGTTGCTTTAAACGAAGAATTTACATTGCAAAAATTAGTGAATAGGTCAATGGATAAGTATTTAAAAGATGAAGAATACAAAAAATCTATTGTCGAATATGATGCTTTGCAAATTAGTGGTAGTCGATTTTAAATAGTTATAACAAAGAGGGTTATATGTCTAAAAAGAAAATTATGTTACTTTCGGATGACCTACGAATGTCGAGTGGGGTAGGTACGGTTTCCAAAAATTTTGTACTTGGTACGATGGATAAATATGATTGGGTTCAAGTTGGTGGTGCAGTCAAGCATCCCGAACAAGGTAAAGTGGTTGATATGAATGAATCAGTTCGTAAAGATACTGGTATAGAAGATGCATCTCTTAAAATATATCCAGTTAGTGGATATGGTGATCAAGAATTGATAAGACAATTAATAAATATAGAAAACCCAGATGCCATATTACACTATACAGACCCAAGATTTTGGGTATGGTTATATCAAATGGAACACGAGGTTAGACAGCATATTCCTATATTCTATTACAATATATGGGATGACAGACCAACACCAAGATATAACGAGTTCTTTTATGAGTCTTGTGATTTGATTATGAATATATCAAAACAGACAGTTGCAATGGTTAAAGATGCAGCAGTAAAAAAACCAAGAACTGATTGGGATTGTACTTATATTCCACATGGAATTCCTGATGATAAATTTCATCCGATTAATGAATTAGATGTTAAGGAATGGGAAGAGTTACAGAAGTTTAGAAGAACTATATTACATAACAGAGAATATGATTTTGTAATATTTTGGAATAATAGGAATATTCGTAGAAAAGTTCCAAGTGATGTTATAATGGCATATAAAACATTTTGTGATATGTTACCAAAAGAAAAGGCAGATAAGTGTGTGTTGATAATGCATACGGCACCAGTAGATAGTAATGGAACTGATTTACCAGAGGTTATCAAAAATGTTTGTCCAGATCACGATGTTATTTTTTCTACAAAAAAATTAGAAGATAATCAACTTAATTATCTTTATAATGTAGCAGATGTCCAAGTTAATATGGCATCTAACGAGGGATTCGGATTAGGAACTGCAGAAGCAGTAATGAGTGGAACACCAATTATCGTTAATGTTACAGGTGGACTACAAGACCAATGTGGATTTGCATTAAATGGTAAAGAATTGACGCCAGAAGATTATGATGAGATACATTCACTACACGATGATAGAAAGTGGAAAGATAATCCAGACCTTACTCACGGAGATTGGGTAAAACCAGTATGGCCTTCTAATCGTTCATTACAAGGTTCAATACCAACACCATATATTTATGACGATAGGTGTAGGTTTGATGATGTAGCAGATAGACTTAAAGAATGGTATGATACACCAAAAGAAGAACGGAAAGAAGCTGGATTAAAAGGTAGAGAGTGGATGTTACAAGATGAAATTGGAATGTCTTGTAAAAATATGTGTGAACGATTTGTTCATGATATGGAACAGGCATTTGAAAAGTGGACACCAAGAAAAAGGTTCAGTTTGTATAAAGCATAAGGAGAAAAAAATGAATAAATTTTTAGAGGCTATTGAGACGGTCAATCGTTGGATATTAGGAGATAGACGAGATGGTGATGATAGACGAGTTAAGAAATCAAGAAGAAAAAACACGAAGAGAAAAACAGTTCGTAGAAAATCTAAGTAAGAGGTAGAAATGAGTTATAAACCATTAGTTTTAGTTACAGCACCTGTAGGCACGAGAAGTGGATATGGTTCTCATAGTAGAGATATATGTAGGTCACTAATCGATATGGATAAATTTGATGTTAAAATTTGGCCAGTTCGTTGGGGAGCAACACCACAGAATGCACTTGACGAAAAAAATCCATATGATAAACCTATTATTGATAGGTTACTTAAAGAACCGAATATGGATAGACAACCAGATATTCATTTTCATATTGTAGTTCCAAATGAATTTCAAACACTTGGAAAATACAATATTGGTATTACTGCGGGTATAGAAACTACACATTGTCCTGCTGAATGGATAGAGGGATTAAATAGGATGAATCTTAATATAGTACCAGCCTCATTTGTTGCACATACTATACAGAATACCAAATTTGATAAACACGATAAAAATACTAATCAAAAACTTGGTGCTATTCAAAATGAAAGACCACTCGAAGTTTTATTTGAAGGTGCAGATACTGATATTTACAAACCAACTAAAGAATTCTCTAAAGATTTAGTAGATACACTTGAAGATGTAAAGGAAGATTTTTGTTTCCTATTTGTAGGACATTGGTTACAAGGTGGACTTGGACAAGATAGAAAAGATTTAGGTATGTTAATTAAAACCTTTTATGAATCATTTAAAGACCAACGAAAACAACCAGCTCTGATTCTGAAAACATCTGGAGCACAACCATCTGTGTTAGATAGAGAAGATATTATGAAAAAGATTGAACAGATTAAAGTTACGGTGAATGGTAAATTACCAAGTGTTTATTTACTACACGGAGATTTTGAAGATGAAGAAATAAATGGTTTGTATAACCATCCAAAAGTAAAGGCTCATGTTTCTTTTACTCACGGAGAGGGATTTGGTCGTCCATTACTTGAAGCATCTCTTTCAGAAAAACCAGTAATAGCTCCGAATTGGGGTGGTCAAGTAGATTTCTTAAACGATAAAGATGCTATTTTGTTACCTGGTAGTCTTAATGAAGTTAAAAGAGGTTCATTTCCAGATGCTATGTATGTAGATGGTTCAAAGTGGTTTACAGTTAATTATAATTACGCATCAAAGATTTTAAAAGATGTTTTTGATAATTATAGTAAGTATGTAATAAGAGGAAAGAAACTTTCGATTAAAAATCAGACAAAATTTTCACTTGATGCAATGACTAAGAGATTTGAAGAAATTTTAGATAAATATTTACCAAAATTTGATGAACAACCAACAGCGGTAGATTTGAAATTACCAAAACTCAAAAAGGTAGAACAAACAGAAAAACCAAAAATTGAATTACCAACATTAAAGAAGGTTAAATAATGGAAAGAGTAGTAGATTGTCCAGTATGTTATGATAAGGATACTTGTTTTGAAGATATACAAGATAATTTTAGTTCTTATATGTGTTTTAATTGTGGGTTTATGAGTAATTCCTATTATACTGAGGAAAATTTAGATAAAGTTGAAACTAATACGACTAAACTTGTTAATGAATTAAAATTTTTTGATACGGAACGAAAAATATATTGGTATCCATCAGTTGTTAATATGGGTCCTAAAGGTATCATTTTTCCAGAAGGTAGTACAAAACTTTGGACTTGGAAATATGCAAAAGTTGTGTCTGTACCAGAAGAAGAGCAAAAACAATATCCAATTCCAGGTAAGGATGGAGAATTTTATACTGAAAAGTTAGATGTAGAAAATGCAAAAGAATATGGTCAATATGAATTTATAGATGCCTGTAAGGATATGGGAATAACTGTGGAAAAACCAAATGCCTAAGATTGGGACATCTTGGAATAAACTTGAACCTGGTGATATTATTTCGTTTAGGTATCAATCGGTAGTTGATAAAACTAAACAACCAAGAACAACTACTATTTTGGTATTGAACAATAAGTACCAAAAAAAATTAAAAAGTGGTAAGACGGAATATTACTTAAATGGGTTAAAGTTAGAACGATCTAATATTTCTATCTTTACAAGTAAAGACCAGGCTTGGAATTTATTGAGTGAAATAGGATGGGTATCGATTCGTTCTTTGAGAAATGAAATTTATAAAATAGATATTGCAGGAAGGTATATTGGAACATATGGTGCAACTGATGCATTGTATAAAAAAATAATAAATACACCAGCAGGAAAAAAGGCAGAGTTTAGGAGTTACAATTGGGAACAGGCCAGAAAAAATTCTGTTTATTATGAACCAATAAAACTACCAAAGGATAAAATTTTGTTAATGGAGAGTCAAAGAGCTGAAAATGAAAATTAGTTATGGTATTACAGTTCATAATGAAGCAGATGAACTAAATAGGTTATTAGAAATTCTTATTCATAAAACTCAATCACAAGATGAGATTATAATTTGTGATGATTATTCCGATGAGAAAACACAAGATGTCATAACAAGTTGGACTCAACAATATGCAGATGCAAAAGTTATAAACCATTATCAAAGAAAACTTGATGGTGATTTTCCAGCACAAAAAAATTCAGTAATAGAAAAATGTAGTGGAGATTATATTTTCCACATTGATGCAGATGAGATTCCACATGAAAATTTATTAGGAATACTACCAGAGATGTTAGAAATAAATGATGTCGATTTGGTTTGGATACCACGAGTAAATACGGTAGAAGGTCTCACAGAAGAACATATAAATAAGTGGAGATGGAGAGTAAGTGAAAAGGGTTGGGTTAATTACCCCGATTATCAAGCCAGAGTATTTAGAAAGAATGATGTAATAAGATGGAAGAATCATCCATATACAGGTAAACCAGTTCACGAATTTTTGGGTGGTTGTAAAACATATGCACATTTACCACCACAAGAAGAATTAAGTTTATATCATCCAAAAACAATAGATAAACAAGAACAACAAAACGAGTTTTATGAGAAAATATTCACCAAAGATATCTGAATCAGTAGGTACTACTAAGATAGTCATTGGTCGAAAATTTAAAATGGGTTCAAACTCATTAGATAGGTTAGTAGATAATTACAATGATATAAATTATTTTAATGGGTTATATAGTAATGGTGATATTACAATTCCACAAAAGATTTTAGAGTATGGTGGAGAACACAATTCTCAAATGTCAGTTGTTGAATCACTTGATAATCAAGTCAATGATTTTATTTATATTGTTTTATTAAGAGATGTAAAAGATAGATGGAGAAGTGGATATATTGAGGAGTTACATACATTTGGATTTTTTAGTGAAACACATGAAATTGGTGATATGAAATTATGGGAAAAGGTACATCATATAGATTATGATATATCGTGGATGTGGAGTGGACATGCAAGTTTTGAAGATAACTCACTTGATTTAGAATACGCAATATGGAATCCGTGTGTATATTTTTTAGATTTGAAAAATTTAAGTAACCCTAAGTTTTTAGAATGGTTACAGGAAAGAGATTCTGGTTGGAATGGAGTTAAATCGATTGAAAAGGACAATGTAACTCCAGATTTGAAAAAGGAATTGGTAGAGAAGTATTGGATTGATTATCGAGATGGTAGGGTGAGTAAAGAACCATTAATTTGTCCGTCATATACAACACCACATAATAAGTCAAGATTTGATATTTCCCTTGTTATGGATAGAGCTGATAGAGGACAGAGAAGAATAGATTTTATAAGAGAAAATAGTGAGAGATATATAAAATTATAAGGATGGTCGGTTGAAAGAAACAGTTATAAGGTATCCAAAAAAAGAAATAGATTTAAATATTTTGGAATCTTTTTATAAAGAATGTGGTGAATATCCAGGTGTTAAAAAATTGAACTCTAAAATATCATTATTGTGGAGTCAGATTTTTGATGAGTGGGATACAAATATTTTTCAGATTTTGGAAAATAAGGACTTGAATAAACTGAAAGAACTTTATGAAGATTATTATGTTAATGGAATTTCTGAGGGAGCAAGTTCTGGTAAGGCATTAGAAAACAAAGAAAAATTTATTGAGAAATCACATAGGAATGTCAATAGAGTAAAATTTTTAAGAGATCATTTTGGTTATAGTGAATCTGAACCAGATAAGGTATATGAATTATTATACAAAAAATATAAAATTCCTGATGCTATTAAAGATGGTCAGACTTGGGGTTGGCAGTACGGTGATAATTTTGTTCACTTTGAAATGGCAGATTATATTTATTTTTTAGATGTACTAATTAGAATTTTAGATGAATATGGGTTAGATAAAACAATATTTGTAGGAGAAGGTTCTGGATTGTTGAGTTCCTTATTATATAACAATTATGATATCAAGGAATCTCATCAGATAGATCTCGGTCATTTTTTATTAAAACAATATTTGACAAATTATGATAACAAGGTCAAGGTGAAATATCATTACGCTGAAAACTTTCAAGTAAATTTCAACCACGATTCTCAGATATTAATCAACCAAGATTCTTTTCCTGAAATGACAAGGGAATCTATGGAAAAATATATAGAGAATGCAAAATTAAATAATGTTAATTTAATTTTATCATATAATACACCGTCCATTAGGCCAGATGGTGGACATATTAATTTTTATAAAGTTTTAATGGCAAGTGGATATGAGAAAATATGGCAAATGGAATCTACAATTAGACCACATTATTTTATAGAGTTGTTTCAGTTATAGGGAAAGATTATGAGAAAATATTTACCAACAATAAGTGAACTGATAGATAGACTTTCTATCATACAATTAAAAGAGGTGTTTATAGCAGAACATAAGGAAGAGTACGCTAAAGAAATCCAAGACATAGTTCACGATTTAAATGAACTTATGAATTGGGAAAAACCAACAGGTGAAATGATTAGAGCAATCATAGTATTGGCACAAATGAATACTCATATTTGGTATAACGAAACTAAATACAGAGCTGGTGAAGGTGATGGTAATCTTGGATTGACTCACGGATTAAATGGTATTAGAAATACAGCAAAAAATAAAATACAAGACCAACTTGAAGATGGTGGTAGAAAAGATTACAAAGTAGATTGTATAGCTGCAGAGTTTAAGGACTGGGAGGTTTCGTGGTAGATGTTGATAAGATATTAAAAGATATTCCTGATAAAAGACAGGATAAAGATACAACATCTCTAAAATTTAAAAGAGATTTAATTGAATTTTTTGGAGAGGATTGGCAAGATAAGACTTGCTTAGAAATAGGAACTAATAGGGGATACACAACAAGAATATTGAGTTTCTTGTTTAAAAAGGTTATATCTTGTGAATACGATTGGGATTTGTTGAAATTTGCAGAAAATGTAAATAAAGATAGAGATAACATTGAATTTTTACAGAAGGATGTTTATCAATCAGATTGGAACTTCGAGAATATTGATGTAGTTTTTATTGATTGTGTTCATGAATATCCAAATGTAATGCATGACATACAGAAATCATTACAATTAGTTAAACCAAATGAGGAACTTATATTAGTATTTGATGACTATGGATTACCTAAACCACCACATAGAGAAAAGGATGTGAAAGATGCTGTTGACCAATATGTACAAGAACATCCAACATTTGGAATGGTTAAGTATATTGGTGAAGATAAGGGTTCTGATTGTAGACCAGGTAAATTGTTAAAGGCAGAAGAGGGTGTTATTTGTAAATACAGATATATACCAAGTCAAAATTTTTATAGAATTTTAGATAATGAACTTCACATTGTTGATAAAGTTTTACAATTGGGTTTTGAAAAATCAGATGGTTTTAGAATACCCGATGAATATTTAGATAAACAAGAGTTTATGGTTATGAGAACAGCACACGGAATCGGTGATTGGGGAATCGTATCAGCAATGCCTCGATTATTGAAAGAAAAGTATCCTGATTGTAAAGTAGTTGTTCCATCTAAAAAATTATTAAAAAAACTATTTGGTAAAGACCACGATAATGTTCATGTAGTATTTGATAATAATCCATTTGTAGATGAGTTTGTTGATGAGATTAGTGGTGATGTATTCCATGACCACTATCGAATATATGATAAAGACAATACAGATATTCCACTTATCAAACAAATGTTAGAGTTTTGGCAATTTACGGAAGAAGAAATGAGTGATTCACAACCAGAAATGTATTGGTCTGATGAAGAAAAAATGTTTGGAGATAAGATAATCTTAGAACATATAAAAGGTGGTAAATTTGAATGGCCATCACCAATTCCTAACTTTGGTTGTCTATTGATTTCTGATAGATTTGGTACTCAATATGGAAAACATCATCAAGAAACTTATGACCGAGATGTTCAAAACTTTACGAATGTATTGACAGAACATCAACTACCTTATTTTTATTGGTCAGCCAAACCTATTTCAGAAACACCATTTGATTGGATAGATAAAGTATTAGATATGAAACATATTGATTTAAGGATTCAGTTGTATATAAAATCTAAGGCAAAAGTTAATTTATCAAATCAATGTGGTACAAATCATCTTGTAGTCAGATATTCCAAATGTTATGAATCACAAAGACAATTTCCTTTATCACATAATTTCGTAGAGGGAGAAATTTACTTATGATGTCAGTAGTACAAAATTTTATCTGTACTCAATCAGATAGATTAGCTTTGATAGAACGAGAAGTTCCTAAAATGTCTATGGTATTCAAAGATTATGATTTTTTTATTAATTATGGAATTCTTGATAATTACTTTCAAGTATCAGATGTTTATAATGTTAATGTACAAAAATTAAATTTTTTCAATAATTTGACATCAAATTGGGGTGAGGTTACACTTGAACTTATAGAAAAGGTTAAAACACCATACACTTTAATTTTATGTGAAGATTTTGATTATAGAATAACAAACAATGATTGGGTTGAGATAATGAATGAAGTTGTTGAGAGGGATGTGAGTTATATGCCAATAGGTAGGTTGTGGAAATATACACAAGAACAATATCATGGTGGATATGAAGAAGGTAATAAGTTGTGGTTGTATCCTGCATCAAAATCACCTGGTTCTTCTTTATCAGTAGATGCGTTATATAAAACTGATATGTTAAAAGAAAAATTAATTGAATTAAAACAACATGGACCAAATAGATTTCCTTTAAATCTTCCACATCATTATGAAGATATATTTCAAGAGAGTTATAATAATGGTGTTAGGAAATGGGGAGATGATGTATTATGTGCAGTTCCTAAAGATATTATCATAATGCACGAACAACCATCAACTGAAACTACTTTAAATAAATGAAAGATTTAACTTTATATGTACCAACTTGTGATCGTTATAGACATTTAATTAAACCATATGCATTTTTGTTTAATAAATTTTGGAATAGACCACAGAAAGTAGTTTATCTTGGGTATGAAAAACCAACTCATGAATTACCTGATAATTTTGATTTTATTACGGTTGGTAATAGTGATAGATTAGATAATTGGAGTAGAGATTTAAATAATTTTTTTAATTCAATTGATGATGAACATATTATGATAAGTACTGATGATTCGATGTTAGTAGATTACACTAATTTTGAGAGATATGATAAATTGTCTAAATTTTTAGAAAATCCAAAGGTCGGTAGAATTAATCTCACGAGAGATACAGTTAATAGACCACATAGAGGTTTTGATGAAGTTGATGGATTAAAAATAATTGAAGCACGACAAGACTCATTGTATAGACTTTCATTACTTGGACCTTGTATATGGAGAAAAGACTATTGGTTAAAATATTTAAAACCAGGACTTACACCTTGGGAATTTGAAGGTGAAGGTGGTGAAGTTGGGATTAATGATGGATATCATATTTTAGCAACAAAAGGAGATGGTCCTCCTGATGATGCTCCAGTTTTTAGTACAAATACTATTTGGAGAAGTACAATGGATATATTTAATTTTCACAATTCCAATTACGCTTGGAAAAACAATGGTGATAATTATATGGATCCTAATGTAGTTAAAGAAATGTATGAGAAAAAAATAATCGATAATAATATAAGATGTGGTTATGTTAAAGATAAGAAATGGCATTTTCCATATGACGGAATATAGGAGAAAGTAAATGAAAAATATTTTATTTATGACACATTTGGATGACAAGTTCATTGATGGTGCACTTGTTATGATTTATTCAATGAAAAAGAATGTTAAGGATTTTATGGAATATCCAATGAAGATATTACATAGTAGTGCAATTTCCGACTTATCAGTTGAGAACAGAGAAAAGATCAAAAAACTTGTTCCTCATGTAGAATTTGAAGATATTTATAATCAGAGTTATATGGATGCACCAGTTCAGTATCCAAAACATAGAGTAGCATTTTTATCGTTGGAGTGTTTTAGACCAACGGAATATGAAAAGGTTTTCTTTTTCGATTGTGATATGTTATGTATTAGAGATATCTCTGAAGGAATAGAAACTGCACCAAATGAGTATGTTTCAGGGTGTGGTGGTAGTCCTGACGATATTAATTGTGGGTTAATGGTTATTGGTAAAAATTGGTTGAGTGACGAAGTATATAATGAATTAGTTGAATGTGTTAATACTATGGGACAAACAAGATTATTTACTCAACATATGATAAATCATGTTGTACCGAAATTCAATTTAATATCAGACGATTATAATTGGAAAGTTGCACCACACACGGATTCTAATAGAGTAATACATGAATATGGTATCACCGATACAACAAAAATTATTCATTGGGCAGGTGCACTTCCAGATACAAGTCAGGGTAGGAAACCATATCCAAAGCCTTGGGAAGAAAAAGAAGATGCTAATGTTTTGAGTGAACTTTGGTATAAATATAAAAAAGAAATGTTGGAAGAATTAAATGTCTGATTGTGTCAATATCATATGGAAAAATGGATTTGGTAATCAATTATTTCAGTATACTCACGGTAGAATATTATCAAAACAATTAAAATGTTCATTAACTTATAGTGGTACAATGGATAGTTGGAAAGGAACATCTTTACTTGATTATGGATTTATAAATGATCCTCAAGATATTGTAAAATATCAATCGGAAAATATAAGAGTTAATATTGATTATAATAAGACTCAGGCTGTAGAGTTAGAAAATCCACATAATTATAAACCTTATTTGAATGAGATTAGGACTTATTATCCAAAGGTAGAAAAAACAAATATTGATGATTTAGTTGTTCATTTAAGATTAGGAGATAATGGACCCAATATACATACACCATTTGAGTGGTATAAAAAGGCAATAGAGGATAACGAAATATCATTTGATAAATTATATTTAATTACAGATGGTTCTGATTCTGAAGATGCAAAGGCCTTTAAGTCATATTATAATGCTGAAATACCATCGTCTGTAAATGTTAGTACTAATCAAGATTGGAAAAAATATATGGCAGAAACACTTTTCGATTTTAATTTTATTCGTAGTTTTGATAAGATTTTATTTTCTAATAGTACTTTTTCTTGGTGGGCATCCTTGTTGAGTGATGCATCTCAAGTATGGTTTAATAAAGAATGGCAACCAAATCATTATAATGGGATGATTAGACTTGGTGAAACTGATTATGATAAATGGAATGGAATTATTCCATTTCCGTTAAAGGAGAACTAATGGAGTTTTTATATTCAAAAGTAGATCCTGATAGATTATTACATATTATACATAAGGTAGATGAATTTCATACGATTGAGGATGGCCACAGACGAGATATTGTGGGGACAGATGAGTTTTTACAATTATCTTCTATGAATATGAAAACAGGACATACATTCAGACCACATCAACATATTTGGAAAGATGGTGAGGATAAAGTTATAGCACAAGAATCGTGGGTTGTAGTAAAAGGTAGTGTTGAATGTAATTTTTATGATACAGATGGAACTTTGTTGGGTAAACCAATTTTGAAACAAGGCGATTGTTCTGTGACTTTAGGTGGTGGTCATACCTATTTAATATTAGAAGATGATACATTAGTTTATGAATATAAAACAGGTCCGTATAAGGGAAGAAAATTGGACAAGGAGTTTTTAGATGAAATTTAATATAGGTTGTGGTTGGAGAAATTTTGGTAATGATTGGGTTCATGTTGATGGTGGAGATTACGACCATCTTGATTCAAATGATATTTTTATTACAGAATATGAAAGTAATACTGCAGATTTAATTTACGCTTCTCATTTTATTGAATATTTAGATAGGGAAGAAGTTATTCCGTTACTGGAAAGGTGGAAAGAGGTTTTGAAACCAAATGGGGTTATGAGATTAGCAGTTCCTGATTTTGAAGTATATGCAAATTTGTATTCAAGTGGAGAATATCCTTTAGATAATTTTCTTGGAGTATTATATGGTAAGATGCCAATGTCAGATAAAACAATATATCACAAGACCGTGTATGACTTTGATAGTATAAAAAAATTGTTAGAGAGTGTAGGAATGAAAGAAGTAAAAAAATATGATTGGGAAAATACTGAACATTCAGAATTTGATGACCATTCACAGGCATATTTGCCACATATGGATAAGGAGAATGGAACATTAATGAGTTTGAATGTAGAGTGTTTAAAGTAGGAGAAAGTAATGGGAAATTATCAAGGACTTAAAAAGGAAGAAACTCGTAATGAGTATGGTGAGGATATTCATTATACAAGTTGGCCAGTTGGGAAAATTCCAAAAGAGTTCCAAAGACCAGAACTTGACCAAGTAAAAGAATTGGGATATGATTGGGATGATCCACGAGATGTAGTGGATATGTTTGAAGATAAGGTTGCTAAATTTGCTGGTAGTAAATATGCCTGTTCGGTTGATTGTTGTTCTAATGGATTATTTTTGGCAATGAAATATGTTGGAGTTGGGGGAACAATTACGATACCAAGTAGAACATATGTTTCACCACCAATGCAAATTATACATGCAGGATGTAAATTAAAATTTGAAGATACCGAATGGAGTGGTGTTTATCAATTAAAACCATACAATATTTGGGATGGGGCCACGAGATGGACAAAAGGAATGTATGTGGGAGATGATGCAATACAAGTGGTATCATTTCAAATTAAAAAAAGAATACCGATTGGAAGAGGTGGTATGATATTGACTGATGATAAAGAAGCATATGAATGGTTTAAATATGCATCTTATGATGGTAGGAATTTAAGAGAATATTATATGGATGATGAATTTGCAATGATAGGTTGGCATATGTATATGACACCCGAAGATGCAGCACGAGGTATTATGTTAATGGATTCAGTACCAGATGAGAATGAGGATACGGGAAGTTCCACTACTTATTCTGATTTGTCTGATAAAAAAGTATTTGAACCATATTTAGAAAAGGAAGTAGGATTTAATGTTTCACAAGGAGAATTTTTGAAATGAAGAAAAAGGCATTTATAACAGGTATTAATGGACAAGATGGTAGTTATTTAGCTGAGTTATTATTGGAAAAGGATTATGAAATTTATGGAATTGTAAGGAGAAATTCTGTAGCAGAAAATCAAGAAAATAGAATTGATGATTTAGTTGGAAATGGAGTAGAAACTTTCTACGGAGACTTAACTGATATCAGTTCATTAGAAAGATTAATACGAACTATACAACCAGATGAAATATATAATATAGCAGCACAAAGTCATGTTAGGATAAGTTTTGATATACCACAATATACAGTTCAGGCAAACGCACTTGGTATTGTCAATATATTAGAAGCGTGGAGAAATAATTGTCCAACGGCAAAATTTTACCAAGCGTCATCATCTGAAATGTTTGGTCGTTCAGTAGATGAAGATGGATATCAGAGAGAAACAACACCAATGCACCCTACGAGTCCTTACGGATGTACAAAGGTATTTGGATTTAATATGACACAACATTACAGACACGCTTATAAATTATTCGCCTGTAATGGTATATTATTTAATCACGAATCACCAAGACGAGGTTCTAACTTTGTAACTAATAAAGTTGTAAAGTCTGCGGTTCAAATTAAGAATGGATTACGAGATAAACTACCACTTGGTAACTTAGAAGCATATCGTGATTGGGGACATTCAAAGGATTATGTAAGAGCAATGCATATGATTATGAATCACGACACACCTGATGATTTTGTATGTGCTACAGGTGTTACCAATTCGGTTGGTGATATGTGTAATTATGTATTTAATAAATTAGATTTAAATTATAAGGATTATGTTACTATTGATGAAAGATTTTTTAGAGCAGAAGAATTGAAATATCTTCGTGGTGATTCATCAAAACTTAGAAATACTTTAGGATGGGAACCAGAATTCACTTTTGAAGAATTGATGGATGATATGATTGACCATTGGTTAAAAATATATGAGTAAATATTTTTATACTACTGATGAAATGGAATCAGTATTTCGTAGTCGTGATTTAGAATATCCATCACAATATTCTCTTGACGAATTAGTTAAACGGATGAGAGAATTGAATCATATCACAAAAGAGGTTCAGAGGGAACAATCTGTTGCAGTAGTTGGTAATTCTGGTAAGTTATTATCTGAGGAACAAGGAGAGTTTATAGACTCTCATGATATAGTTTTTCGTTGTAATTTAGCAAAAACAGAAGGTTTTGAGAAAAATGTTGGAACAAAAACAGACTTTAGATTTATAGCAGGTAAATCTTTTTGGAGAGATTTAACAGGTCAATTTTCATCATACGAAGATAATTTTCTTACTAATCTTAAAGACCAACACTTTATAATAAAGGCAGAACCATTATATGCAGCAATACAAGGAATTATTAAGAACTATAATACAGAATCTAAAATATTATATATTCGTCAAGATTTTATAGATGAGGCAGAAAAGAAATTGGGGATAGGTGATATAAGTTTAGGTTTGACTGCAATATTGATGGCACTTCAATGGTCAAGTAATGTTTCAGTTTTTGGATTTACTTTTTTTCAAGAAGGTTGGGACGAACAACATTATTTTGAAAGTATAACACCTTATAGTAGGGGACATAATCCATTGGCAGAAAAGGAATATGTAAATAATCTTGTGGAACTAAAACATATAACTCTGTATTAGGAATTGAAATGGGAAAGGATAGTCCAGAAGTAGATATAGCAGTAGTTGGAATGGGTAGAACTGGAACTACTTTAGTTAAAAATATACTCACTTATGCAATAGAGTCAATGGGTATTGATCCAACTGGAAAAGATGAGACCAGACAAAATTTTGGTCCTTTGAAATATTTTCATTGGAAAAAAGAGAGACCTGGAAACAAACGAGATACAGAAAAGTGGGTAATATGTAGAAGGGACTTTAGAGATGTATTAGCATCAGGTTTTAGGTCAACTATACGACAACATCCAGAAAAAAGTGGGGTTAGGAGATTTATCGATTCTAAGGGTAATCCGTGTCCAGAAAATTATAAACAATTTAAGGTCGAGTATCATGATACTAATTATGTACCACTTGATGGTGATAGGAAATATTTTATTCCAAAAAATCAAATATTAGAACAGGGTACAAAGATAATAGACGAGGGTTGGTATAAATGGCTTGCTACTGGTGTGGATTATATTTTCCACTATGAGGCTTATATGGATAATAAAGAAAAAGTTATTACAGAAATGTTACACAAATTAAATCTTAGTGGATGTACAGCAAAAGAATGTATAGAGGTTTCCGATGAATGGTTACGGAATAATCCACGACATGCATCAAATAACGGAATTATAAATGGTTGGGAAGATGTGTTTTCACCAACTCAAGAACAATTAATAATTGATGAATTTGGTGATTGGATGAGAGAATACAATTATATAAAATAGGAATAAATAATGTCAAAAATAGTCATAACAGGTGGTTTAGGTTATATTGGAACACAATTATCTAAACTATATATAGAAGAAAATTTAGAACATGATGTTCATATCGTGGACAGGAAATTCTTACCCGAAAGAGTAAAGGAGTTAAAATCTTGGGGATTTAAATATCACCAATCAGATTTATTAGATAAAGATTTTTTCAAAGATTTATTAAAAGATGCAGATGTGGTTTATCATCTCGGTGGAGTTACTGATGTTGCTTATGTAAAGTCTGAATCCAATGATGACCAAGACAAAGAGATTCGTGAGGTTGGAGTTGATGGAACAAATAATATAATCGACTCGGTTGGTGAGAATACAAAAGTTATCTTTCCATCTACTCATGTAGTGTATGAAGGATTTGGTGAAACTGCATTTGATATTGAGGAGTCAGTAGAAACTTGTCCTGTATTAACCTATTCAAAAGGTAAAGTTCAATCAGAAGAAGATTTAGAAAATTCATCGGTCAATTATATAGTATTGAGGTTAGGTTCTGTATATGGTTATGGTGGTGATTCAATGAGAATCAATATAATGCCTAATCTATTTTCTAAGATGGCAGCAACTGGTAATCCAATAAAATTATTTGGTGGTGGTGTCCAATGGAAATCACTCGTATCATTATTTGATGTAGCTCGTTGTATGAAATTTATGGCAGAACGAGATGATATTCAAAGACAAGTATTTCATTTGAGAAATGAGAATATGACCGTAAAAGATGTAGCAGAAATATGTAAAGAGTTTGTTCCAGCATTAGATTTGACCGAAACTGATGATGAAATACCAAATCAAGGATACACATTATCAAATCAAAAACTACTTGATACTGGATTTGAGTTTAGAAATAATATCCGTGATGATATAAAGGGTATGATTGATGCTTGGTCTGATGTATCATTGAGAAGAGATGTATTGGAATATAAGTTTGATGGTGGTAAAGAGTTTGTAGATGAACGAGGTCGTATCACTAACTATGAGTTACCTGAACCTATAAATTGGATTGGTTGGATTGAATCTAAAAAAGGTACGGTGAGAGCAAATCATTGGCATCCAATACAACAACAAAAATGTATTCTAATTAGTGGTAGATATATTAGTGTGTTCCAAGATTTAAAAACACCTAATGCTCCAATGACAACACAACTTATGGAGCCAGGTGATGTAGTGGTTACAGAGCCATTAGTTGCTCATACTATGGTATTTCTTGAAGA